TCACATTGATGTTTTTGAAGTGTCTTTTTCATCATTTTCTTGTTCCTTTTTAAATGCAGATTCCAGGTGCTCAGCCACAGCTTCTTGCATATTCGGGATCATGTGAGAGTATCTATCTAAGGTAACTGATATTGAAGAATGCCCTAAACGCTCTTGAACGATTTTAGGATGTACTTTCAATTCAAATAGCATGGAAGCGTGGGTATGTCGTAAATCATGGAAACGTATATTTTCTACATTTGTTTGTTTGAGACAACGTCTGAATGCTCGACCAATATTTGATGGTAAAACAAAATTTCCCGTTTTTGTTGCAACAATAAGATCCTGATCTTGATAATCGGAGCCAAGTTTATTTTTTAATTTCTTTTGTTTTTTAAGATGTTGCTTAAGCGCGAAAACATCACTATCCGATATGTTGATGGATCGGTAACTTGGATTATTTTTCAATTCTGAAATAATGTATTTTCCTTCATCTCTCTTAAGGGCCCTCCGAACATAAATCACTTTATTATCAAAATCGACACTATCCCATTTTAGTCCTAAAATTTCTCCTAAGCGCATTCCAGTAAATGCTGATAAGTACCATGAAATGTAATAATATTCTTGCATGGTTTTTGATAAGAATTGATTCAATTCTTTCATGTTCCAGTATTTCATTTCAATTTTCGGAACTTTCACGGGTTCTACTGCTTTCATAATGTTTCTAGGTAGTTCTCCGATACGGGCGCCTCTGCCAATAGCATTGGATAAAATGCGATGTATATGGTGTATTGATTGCGGAGATAATACCTCATTATCTAGCAAACTTTCATAAAACGATTCTACTTGTCTAGTAGTTAAATCAGCTACTTTGACATTGCCAAGAGCTGGGATAACATGATTATTAATATAGCCCTCATAATGCAAATAGGTACTGTGTACTACACGTTTTTCTTTAAATTTGAGCCAGTCTTTTAAGTAATCACCTAGCTTTTTCACTGTGGGTTCTACATATGTCCCTTTATTTAATTCAGCGATCATGTCAATCATGGCTTTTCTTGCTTTTCTTTCACTGGTAAACCCTGACACCCGTTTTTGTTTTCGCTTTTTGGTTACTGGATCTCGACCAATATCAATTACAAAAGAATATTTATCGCCACGTTTTACAATATGTCCTTTCATGTCTTATCCCCCTCAACAAATCGTAATAAAATCTTGTTTTCTTTCCTGTGGTAAAAACATAAGAAAATCATTTAATTCCGGCGTCGATAATATAAATTGTTGAACTATATACGGATCCACCCCATGCTTTTCTATTCTCTTTTTAATACTTTTAAGGTTAATGCCAATTCTGTTGGGATAATTAACATTAAAAATAAAATCAGCCAGCTGTATCGACATGCTAATCAATGATTCATCAAACTCTATTCTCTCTATGTATTCAAATGGTTTTATTACTTCAAAGTAATATGCGGGTTTGTCCCAATCTATTTCACAGAGATCAAAAGTTAGAGCATACCAATATGGGATTAGGTCTCCATTTTCATATTCATAGTACAGTCGTTGCTGTGGCATTATTTTTTCAGTCCTTTCTTATATAAGATAGATGATAATTCCTCCATAACCTTCATAGTTTCCTTGCTATAGGGAGGAGCCTTCGGATAGAGCGATTCCATAAATTCCCTGTGTTCCGCATCCAGCTTGGCTTGCTGAATTTTATTTCTGAACTGAATAAGTCGCTTCCTAGCAAATTCTTTCGTAACATTGAAATCTTTTGCGATAATTGGAATGCCGTCCTCAACATTGTAATAATTAGCAATCTCATATTCTTGTAGCATGAATGTAGGTACACAAAATTGATACATAAAGTTATTAGCTTGGTGTTCCTGTAATTTTCTGAATGCATGTCTTAATTTATGTTGATTTCCCACATGTCTAATCGCATGGCCAAGTTCATGTGCAAAATCTTGATACTCTTCTTGAGGTGATAATTCATTGTTTAAAAGTATGTAATAACTCCCATTAAATTTAGTGACTTTACTTTCATCTTCGTAGTAGTGGATCCAGATATCTAATTCTTTAGCAACCTTCCAAATATCAATATCTTGCGGCTTATGAATGTCCATATCTAAAAACAGATTCATTATATCCACCTCTAAATCAGTCATTATAAAACCCAATTGATACATCCCCTTTTTTTACAAACGTATGTTCTTTATAACTCTATAAGAAAAGCCCTAATAGGGCAATTATATTTATTTGTTTTTTTTTGGTTTGCTCTTATTTCGTGCCTTTTCAACTTCTTTCATCATCTCAATAAAATCAAAAACCTTTTGTTTACTTTCTTCAGAAAGTCCTTGTGCGCTCCTCATGGCATATTGAAAATCAGGGTCTTCATATATTTCTTCGGCAGTTTTTTCCTCATTCGGCTTATCCGTTCTTCCCAGAAGATAATCAGTTGAAACATCGAAAAAATCAGCAAGTTTTTTTATTGTTTCATTATCCGGCTCACTTTGTCCGGTTTCATATTTGGCATACCCTTGCCTTGTTATTCCTAAAAAATTTGCCATATTTTGTTGGGTTAATTTTTTATTTGTTCTTAAAAGTTTAAGCCTTTTAGAAAACATATCCACTGCCCTTTCTTCACTTATCATAATAATATTATATAGCAACAATGAGTTGCTTTTAAGTAAAGGAAACAAAAAGTTGCATTTTTACTTGACAGCAACCAAAAGTAGCGTATAATAATAATCATAAAGCAACCGTTAGTTGCTAATAGGTGGTGTTTAAATGACCAAAAAGGAATTAACTATCACCTTGATGGAGGCACGTAATAAGAAAAAAATGTCACATCAAGATGTAGTAGAAAAAATAAATAAATCAATAACTAGACAATACTACGGTATGATAGAAAAAGGCGACCGCAGACCATCTGTAGATGTAGCCAAATCTATCGCAAAAGTTCTTGATCTTAATTGGACCATTTTTTTTGAAGTTAATTGCAACTAATGGTTGCTAAAACCTTTTGAAAGGGGGCACATATGAATCTAACTGCCTTTGCGATCTGGGCTTAGTCTAAATCTCTTATCCTGAATTTGGCAATCATGATCCGTGATGATCATCAGAACTTACAACAAAAAGGAGCTGTTTTAAAGATAAAACCATATATAAATTTCGAGGTGAGAGCCTCAACTTTTTTTTAATAAAGATCGCAAAAAATGTTGCTGAATACCTAAGATTCTTAGAAAGGTGATGTTCTAAATGTCATTTGAAGAAACCATTCGTCAAATTGTACGCGAAGAAAATGAAAAGCACTTAAAAGATATTGCTTTGCTTTTAGAAAAACATGGCTATAACGAGGTTCCAAGATTTTTAACAGTGCCCGAAGCTGCCAAAATCTTAAGAATCGGACGCACAGCCACATATGAACTTTGTCAACAAGCAGAAGTAAATGGATTCCCCTGTTTTAGGGAAGGAAACAAAATTAGAATCCCATACACAGCCCTTATGAACTGGATTGATCAACAGGCAAATCAACTAATCTCTTAACTTAAGTTTACTAGGTATTGAGACGGTTGTCTGTTCCAAATTGGAACATGTTCAAATTTGGAACATTTTAAGGGGGTGAGTAGGTGAAATGAATTTAGGGGTAGCGTTGAGAAAAACGCGAAAATTTGCGGGGTTTAGTCAAGAAACTATGGCAGAGCTAATGCATTTGCCAAGGAGCACGATTTCTAAATTAGAGAACAACAAATTGGTTCTGAAAGCTGATGACTTAATCAGATGGTGTAACGTTACACAGACCCAAGAAATAGCAATCGCTTTAATTTACGGAGTTGACGTTCCAACGGTGGTACAGAACTTAACAACTTTGATTGGAGGTTTCATCTTTTGGATATAAACGAGAAATACCAAGAATTGGGTAATTGGGCAAGATGCATCTTGGAAGTACATAAGGATAAGCCTGGATTATTCACTTGCGAACAAATCGTTAAGGAATTAACGAAACGATATGAGCAATTGCGATTTGAACCGATTGAGGGGGATGTTTGATGGATTTATTCGGAATGTGGCTAATCACATGTGCAGCACTGGCATTTGGCTTTATGCTAGGACGATTCTTAAAAGAAAACAAAAAAGCAGCAAGATGAGGGGCAACTCAACTTACTGCAGGGCTCAATATACTAACTCCATTATAGCAAATGCTGTAGTGGAGTGCAACAAAGGGGGAAGTGTATGAAATGAGTAAGTTACTTTTTGATGAACACCCTTTAGTCATTTTGCCTTCTCTAGCGATCCATCTGGGGCTAAATGAATCAATTATCATTCAACAACTCCATTATTGGGTTAATAGTAACGGCAAAACGAGAGAAGGTCACAAATGGGTTTATAACACGTATGAGGATTGGCAAAAACAATTTCCGTTTTGGTCTATAAGTACTATTCGTAGAACTATTACAAAATTAGAGAATGCTGATTATATTATTGTTTCGAATTTTAATAAACTCGCCATTGATAAAACAAAGTGGTATCGGATCAACTACGACATGTTAAAAGGACTGAACAGTCCATCTGTTCAAAATGAACAGTCGATGTGTTCAAAAAGAACAGTAGGGCTGTCCAAAATGAACAAACCATTACCAGAGAGTTCTACAGAGAGTTCTTTAATACCTTATGTCGAGATAGTATCCTATCTCAACCACGCAGCTGATAAAAATTATAAAGATTCTACGAAATCAACTAGGAAACACATAAGGGCACGTTGGAACGATGGTTTCACTCTTGAAGATTTTAAAAAGGTAGTTGATATCAAGGTTACCGAATGGAAAAACGATGGAAAAATGAATAAATTCCTTAGACCAGATACTTTATTCGGAACTAAATTCGAAAGTTATTTAAATCAAGATGTCGGCAAGAAGGATCCGCCGGGACCAGGTAGTCCAGCACCATTTTCATATGACATAAATGCCGGGGAGGATTGGGAATGAAAGTTGAACAAGCTTACCTAGGAACGTTGCTTAAGGAAAATTATTTGATTAATGATTCTGGATTGAAAGCTAGTCAGTTTGAACAAGCTTGGCACATTGCTTTATTTGCAAGCATGAAAAACCTTGTAGGGAAAGGAAATTCTGTTGATATTGCTACTCTATCAATCGAATCGAATTTGGAAAGCTTTGGTGGAGCAAGCTACATAAACGACTTGATCAGTTTGGCTAATCCGCAAAAGGTGGAAGAATATGAACAGCTTGTGCTGGATGCATGGAAAGAACGCGAGAAGAAAAACATTCTTTCGATTGCGAAAGAAGAAGATTGGGAGATTGCTAAGGTCATATCAAGTTTGGATGCAATCAACGAAGTTCGGGATGATGATCACACTTCCATAGCAGATGCACTAGTAAGAGTGTTTGAAGCTCCATGGAAACAGACTTCACAGCCAAAAGGCGTATTGACAGGGATTAAGCGCCTAGATGATATGACAAATGGTTTCCAGAACGGAGAACTTACCATAGTGGCAGCAAGACCCTCGATGGGGAAATCGGATGTGATGTTACATTTTGCTAAGCAGGCCGGGTGGAACAACCACCTACCCTTAATTTTTTCACTGGAAATGCCAGAGAAAAGTTTGACTGACCGATTAATTGCCTCCACTGGTGGGATTAACCGAATGAAAATGCGCGATCCATACAAGAGTTTAACTCCTAGTCAAAAAGAGAACTGGTCACACATAGTTGGCCGTGTTACTGAAACAAACATACAAATATTTGATGGTGCTGGACAAACAGTGGCAGAGATGAGAGCGAAGGCAAGAAAACAGATGCACCAATACCCAGATAAAAAGCCAATCCTTATCATCGATTATATGACTCTTATACGCCCGTTACATCACCACAATGGAAATGCTAATGCTCAAGTTACAGAGATTTCTAGAGATCTTAAGGGCATGGCAAAGGAGTTCAATTGTCCGGTAGTTGTATTATCTCAACTTTCTAGAAAGGTTGATGAAAGAGCAGATAAGCGTCCTTTTCTATCAGACATCAGGGATTCAGGAAGTGTTGAACAGGATGCGGATGTCGTTATGTTCCTATATCGGGAAAAGTATTATGACAAGGATTCCGATAACAAACAATTAGAAATTATCGTAGCCAAGCAGCGTAACGGTCCAATTGGAACGGTATCCACAATCTATAACGAATTTACAGGAGAAATACTAGATGCCTACCATACGCGAGCTGTATGAGGACGCGATCAAGTACGAAGAATCCACTTTAGCCCATTACATACTTTTATTACTTCAAGAGGGCAAGATCAGTACCAATGATGATGATTCGGTGCTGGAACGAATGCCGATCGATGCCGAAAAACTAGATCAAATGATTCAGAGCAATTATTTAGGATTTAGCAAAATCAAAATATATTCCATCAAGTATGCCGTTAACACATTTGCCTTTGTTTATGCTGGAAGCCCAGCAGATGCCAAGTTATATTTTTTCTCTAGAACCGGAAAGCAGCCACTCAACTGCCATGAGCTATCCCTAGATTATATGATGGCAGTCGGTAATAGATTCATAAATTTTCGAGATTGGCGAAAGGAACAAAAACAATTTCCGTGCATTGTGGGTGTTTATAAAAAAGAGTATTGAAAGGAAGATTGTCATGTCAAAACAAATTGTTGATTTAAATGAATTCGCAGATGGGGCTGTTTCAGAACGCTTTAACTTGGAGCTTCAACGTGTTTTGGAAAATATAGCTGATCTAAACACTGAACCAACAACGAAAAGGAAAATTAGCTTAGAAGTCACTCTAACGGCTGATGAAGCAAGAGACGTCATTTTGGCAAGTGTTCAAGCTAAAACTAGATTAGCTCCTGCCAAGAAGCTTGAGTCCAAAATCATCATGGATCATGACGAAAATGGCCAGGTCACGGGGCAAGAACTGAAATCAGGTATTAAAGGTCAAACATATGCAGATATGGAAACTGGTGAAATCAAAGAAGATACAGGATCTAAAGTTTACAGTTTTAGACAATAAAAGGAGGAAGCTAAGTAATGATTAAACAAGCTATTGAGTACATTGTCGGTTTAGGAAAGTCGGAGATTCATAGGGAAAATGGACAAACCTTTTCGGATAAGCAGCTGCATTTAGTGGAAGTACCCACCTTACGTCCATTTGAGGTCAACACATTATCAAGTCTTATTAGTTATTTGAAGTCTAATTTTGATAGTTCTGAATCAGTTATCGTTCACATTGTTAGTCCCACCGAGGTAACAATTAAATCATCTATCAACGCAGATAAAAACAGAGATTACTTTATAAAAGCTAAAGCCTTAATTCCAGAAATATATTTTGACAATTGGTATGACAGCGAAAAATTTAACATTAAGCTGCAGTCTTGTTTCGTAAAAAATGATGATCGAGATGTGATGTTAAAAGTCATTGGAAATATCAAAGAAGAGGACGTAAAAACCTTCGGGGATAACGGTGTGAGTCAATCTGTTACAGCTAAAGTAGGCGTGGCAACTGTTGGTCAAGTGGAAGTACCTAACCCAGTTGTTTTAAAACCTTATCGCACATTTGTTGAGGTAGATCAACCAGAAAGCGAATTTATTTTCCGAATGATAAACGGTCCAAGCTGTGCGCTTTTTGAAGCAGATGGCGGGGCGTGGAAGCTTCAGGCAATGAAGAATATTGAAGTCTACTTACAAGCAGCACTTGGAGAAGAAATTGAAAATGGGAAAGTCATAATCATTGCATAAAATAGGGGCTCTTAAAGGGCCCTTCCAATAGAAAGGAGCCTAATTATGAAAACTTGCTTTCAATGTGGAAAAACACACAGTCGGAAACGGAGTAGTTTTTGTCAGGTCTGCTTTAAAAAAATGATTGGGAGTGAAAAACATGCATCTAGCAAAGTTAATTAAAATGCAAAAGACGTTGGATGGGCGTATTAGAAAAGAAAAAGGATTAGAAGGAAAGGATCTAGTACCAAATACATTTGTTGCTTTGCAAGTTGAGTTGGCGGAATTTGCTAATGAGGGCCGATGGTTTAAGCATTGGAAAGAAGATCGAGCGCCAAGGACAAGTGGAAAATGTTCTAACTGTCAGGGAAAAGGGGAAGGATTTTTTAGTGGAAATCGATATACAGGCAACAAAGAAGTTTGTGTGGCTTGTGACGGAACAGGCATTAATGAAAAGGAAAATCCACTTCTAGAAGAATTCGTTGATGGTGTTCACTTCTTCCTGTCGATTGCCATTCAAAATGGTTGGGATGATGCACTTTACATTTATGAGGAACAACTAGATCCAGGTGATTTTACAGGGGACTTAACCGGATACTATCTGGAAATGACATGCTTTCTAAGCAACGCATATATAAAAATATACTCATCGGAGGAAATTGAGAAGTCTAAGAAGTTGTACGGTTTCCCATCTAATCAATTTGATTTCAGAATGGCTTGGTTATGCTTTTTGAACTTAGGAATTAATGGATTCGGCTTTACGTTAGATCAGATCGAACAAGCCTATTTTGATAAAAATAAGGTAAATCACGAAAGACAAGCAAATGGATATTGAAGTTTTCTACAAACGCCGCGACGGCCAAACACTTGTCGTCGCGGGCCATTTATCCAAATGGGAGAAAAAAGAGCTCATCCGGGATGGTTATAAAACAAAGATTGTAAATAAGCATGGAATACCCGTGAGAAGGCGAGTTGAACGACACAATGGGAGGAAACAAAAGAAAAGCATTAAGTAAAACAAGTGTAAAAGTCATTATAAATATGGACATTGCAGTAGAAGCATTAAATAAAACTCAAATAAAGAACTTGCATGAAATTATAGGGAAGTTAACCAAGTGGGATGAAAAGTATAAGGAAAAGTTTGGCCGGAGTTGACACAAAAAGCGACATATTGAAAGGAGAATGTAAGTGGCTAATCTAGAAGGCATACAAAAGAAGTTTACAGTTGTAAAAGATAACGATATTTGGGACGCTGATGCACTTGCAAGAACGCAATTAGAGTGCGCCTTAGAATCCATTAATAAGCAAAGGAAAAAGAAAGGCAAGAAAGAAAACACATACCTTGTCATTAATACAGATGAACCCTATGCAGATGAAGTCATTGAAATTATGAAACGCAATGGACACTGGGGATAGAGTGCAATTGAAACAAATTGTGAAGGAGTGAAAATATGAAATACGTAATTCAATATGAACATCTTGAAGATGAATTAGTAATCAACGAAAAGACAAAGTGGCATTTTGATATGGTGAAGGAATGTGCAAATGAACACCGATTAGAATTATCGGATGAAGAATTTAAAGGGTTTTTTAAAATTCATATATCCGGCAAAGACATAAGTTGGTTAATGCACAAAATGAGTGTTTACAAACTATCGTTCGCAGATTCCCTTATAAGTTACATCACTTATTAGTTTACAGTCCGAACAAAAAACAACATTAGGAGTGAATAAAAATGCACGAGTTGAAATACAAAATTGGGCAGCAGGTAAAGTATCGAAACAAATGGTTTATTGTCCTTAACATTCGTATGGACGCATTAAACGAACAAGTGGATTACCTTTTGAAAAATGATTATACAACAGGCTGGATCAACGAGGAATTTATTCAAGAGGGAAGAGATGAAAGGTCCTTGAATGAAAGATTAAAAGATATTAAAGGCAACTGGGAATATGAGCGCTGTATCAAACCAGAGGATATTGACTGGCTGATCTCTACAGCAGATGAATATCAAAATGAAAGGTTTGTCCGTTTATGAGTAGAGAAGAACTTATTCATGAATTAACCAAACGTACTGGCATTGATAAAAGCATTCTCCAATTAAAAAGTACACCGGAATTAGAAGATTTATATGAGGAACGTATTTTAAACAAGGGAATGTTTTAAATGATCGAATATGTCTGCGAGGAATGTGAAGTGAATGAATTACAATTTGAAATTGTTCCCAAAAAGAAATGTCCGCATTGTGGGAAATATCTAGAAGCCGTTGAGCACGAAGACAAATAAAAAAGCCAGGATCTCTCCTGACAGCCTAATTCAATTTTACCACAAATTGGAGGGGTTCTGGTGAAAGAAAATCAAATTGCGGAAATAAATTTAACTGAAAATGCTCTTTATATTATACAGAATGGTAAAAAAACTAAAGTTACTCCTAAAAAGTTTGGGCAGGATTTAATTATTTGGAAAAACGGGATTGTCTTAGATATTGATCGTAGCGAGCGAGTGAGAATAGAAGGGCAGGAAGTTATATGATGCAGAAGTTTGGAAATTTTTACGATGATTATATTTGCAAACCGATAATGGGGCCATTTGAAAAATATATCTGGAATCCGATGTTAAAGCATCAAAAGATAACTTATTCATGTTTAGCATTAATTGTGATTTTACCAGTGATAATAAGATATTTAACTAAATAACAGTCCTTACGGAAGAACCGACGGACACTGAATGACGTTAAAACGTTGTTTGGTGTCCTTTTTATTTTTAAAAAAGGAAGTGAGAATATGAACCGTAGTTTAAAAGATCAATTAAAAGTTTGGAAGAAAGACCATATGGCCGTGAAGAAAGAAAAGGCTAAAAAGAAGCGTAAAGAAGAGCGTTTTTCAAATTCCGAATTGAAAAGTCTTATGGGGATGGACAGACCAATTTATGGCAGAGGAAAAGGCGGCGCCATTCGCCAAAAATAAATGGGAGGTTAGAGATTATGAAACAGCTTGATTTTCATTTATCGGCAATAGATCGTAAAGCCACGAAAGAAGAAGTGGAGGGCGCATTGGAAAGATACAGAGTCATGCTGCTCACACAAGAATTAAATCAGCTTCCCAAAGTTACACAAAGCTTTTCACTTGTTCCACCAACTAATACAAATGAATTTCATTCCTCCACTGAACAAGCTGCAGTTAATAATGCAAATTATGAATTGGAAAGAACAAAGTACATTAAAAGAATCACTTTGGCTGTTAATCGCTTGGGATATAAGGAAAGAGCCATCTTGATCATGAGATATATGACTGAGGATGATGTATTCGATTATGAGGTGTATAGCGAGCTTAATATGAGCGAAAGAACCTATCACCGATATAAAACGAAAGCATTCTATAAATTGGCCTTTGCTCTTGGGATTGAAGTATATGCAGAAGAGGAGGCAGGCGCATGAACTTTGTACACCCTATTCGGGATCCTGATCAGATCGCGGAAATGAAAAAGTATCTTCGACAGCAAAGTGAAAGAAATTATATGTTGTTTGTTACTGGGATAAATAGTGGATTGAGAATATCGGATATTTTGCCACTTCGAGTAAGGGATGCCAAGAAATCATACTTTGATTTAAGGGAGCAAAAGACACAAAAGCAGAAACGCATTCTTATGACTCCAGGACTAAAAAGAGAATTGAAGCGATACATTGAGGATAGAGAAGATGATGAATACCTGTTTAAAAGCCGTGAAGGTCTGAATAAGCCGATTGGCAGGAGTATGGCATATAAGATATTAAGAGAAGCAGCAGACTACGTAGGATTGGATGGGATAGGCACACATACGCTAAGAAAGACATTCGGGTATCATTTCTATATAAAGTATAAAGACGTAGCTTTGCTTCAGGAGATCTTTAATCACAGTGAGGAGAAGATCACCTTAAGATACATTGGAATCAACCAGGACTCAATGGACAGGGCTCTGAAAGACTTCAAGATATAATTACCACCTAACTTTATTGTTGGGTGGCTTTTTTATTGTCTAACGAGATATGTTCATCTTGATCTAAAGAGTCTTATTAATCCTATTAGATAACCATAAAAGACGAATGTGTAACTCATTTTAAGGAAATGCAATTGGAATAGTGGTATCAAGGCTTTCAGCCTTTGTGTAAGTTACCCAGTTTATAAGATATGGATAACTGTAATTAATAGGTGAAATATCAAGTGGCAGAAAAATGGCAGACTTTTGGCAGGATGATGGCAGGATTTTCCGTATTTACGGTGTTAAGATAGTAGTATCAAAAAATATAGAAACACGGATACCAAGGCACTGGTTACTCGGGTGTCTTTTTATATTTCATTAAAGGGAGAGGATAACCTATGAAAGTACCAATTCGTAAAACAATATCCGGTACGGAGTATTGGGATACAAAAGCTAAGAAGATAGTATTTGTCACAAAAGGTGAGAAGCCAAAGTTTGATGTTACTAAAGATCCTGAATCAATGATAAGTGGCGTTGATCTAACAACTGGTCCTGATTTAACATCTATCAATGGTGAGGTAATTGATACCCAAAGTTTAGATGAAATGAATGCTGATCAGCTACGAGCCTTTGCAAAAGATAATGATATTGAATTGCCTTTCAATGTGAAGAAAGAAGAGACCATTCGCAAAAGGATTCAGGAAGCATTAGATGCTGATGATGAACAATGAAGTACTGTGGCTTTAATGGCTGCTCCAATAAGATAAGTACTGGCTATTACTGTGATGAGCACAAGCGCAAGAAACCAAAGCACAAGCGAAGTAAGAAAGAAATCTACCATAGTAAGAACAAATCATTTTACAATTCAAAAGCGTGGGAGTCTATGCGCTCGTTTGTATATGAAAGAGAACGCGGCTACTGTCAAAGGTGCAAGAAGTTTGTCTTTGGTAGACGTGCTCATGTCCATCATGTCATTCCAATCAGTGAAGATGAGACATTGAAACTGGATCCTAACAATTTAAGACTTTTATGCCCACAATGTCACACAATTGAAGAAAATGAGGATAAGAAAAGGACTGTTTTCCCTTCGTATTTCGGATAGCCCCCCTACAAAATAATTTTTTTATATGGGCGGGGAGATAGGTAGCAGGGGAGGTAAACGCATCGTTGGACAAAATTTTAAAAAAATAAAGGGGGGTGTAAATTGTCCACTAAAAAAGAACGTAGAAAAATCGTTGTTGAAAAGACGGAAGCTGAGAAAGATAGGATCCTTAAAATCATGCTTGAAGCGGACATTTACACGAAAACACTAGACCCTTTGATTGAATCCTATCTTGATATTTTTGAAATCTATCAAACCATGTTTATAGAATGGAAAGATAAAGGTTTCCCATCTACTCAAAGGCATACGAATAAGGCCGGAGCAACCAATAATTCCAAACATCCATTGGCCCAACAGGTGGAAACTTGGTCCGAAAAGAAAACGAAAGCACTTGATTTATTGGGCCTTACCAATAAAGGGAAAAATGGCAATGGAGTTACTGGTGGTTCTTCTGTTCGTAAAGATGAAAAGATGGAGAAACCAGAAAAGAAAGTAAGTCAATTGGATGCGCATAGAAATAAGTGGCGCAGTAAGGCAGGTGGCTGATTTATGTGACAGAAATCAAACGTGGCGTAAATTATGCTGATGTTTACGCTAGAAAAGTAAGGCGAAGTCCTAAGAAATACCCCGATACAATTAAATTAGCTGTAGATCGTTATTACAGATGGAAAAAGCGTAAGGACATTTGGTTTGATGTAGATCGTGCTAATGAAATGATGGATTGGGTCCAGACATTTATTCGTCATGTTAAGGGGGATTTGGCTGGACAACCACTTATATTAGAGGATTGGCAAAAATTCATCTTTTCCAATATTTATGGTTGGGTACATGAAAACGAAAAGGGCGATATTGTCCGTGTTATTCGTGAAGCATATATTCAGGTTCCTAAAAAGAATGGTAAAACATTATTGGCGGTCGGTGGTCTTGGTTATGCCATGTATGGCGAAGGTGTTCTTGGTGCTGATTGTTATGCTTGTGCAAGTGATTTTACTCAAGCGCAATATGCAGCCAAGCCTTTTGCATCTACAATATTGAATCATGAAGCATTGATGGAAGATAGTACAATTTATAAAGGCCCAAAAGGTACTGTTTCGTCAGTTACTTACGATTATATTCATGATGATCTTGCCTATCAAAATACATTTATGGCTGTCACGAAGAACATTGGTTTTATTGAGGGTTCTAACCCACACTTTGTTCTAAATGATGAGCTGCATGCTCAAGAAAAGATGGAACAATACGATAACTTTAAATCTGCCCAAATCAACAGACCAGAACCACTCATGTTTAATATTTCTACTGCAGGAAAAGGTTCATCCTCTGTTGGAATGCGCGTTTATCGTGAAGCCAAAGAAGTTTTGAAAAATGATGACAATGATTCATCCTTTGTTATGATCTATGAGCCGAACAAAGGATATGATTGGACAGACCGAAAAGTTTGGGCAATGGTCAATCCTAACATCGGTATTTCCGTTACTATGAGTGCATTGGAAACTGAGTTCATTACTGCTGCTCGATCCGCCCATAAAAAGGCTGAGTTTCTATCCAAGCATTTAAATGTGTTTGTTAATGCTGCGGAAAACTATTTTGAACAAGATCAAGTGGAACATATTTTAGTGGATGATCTTGGAGATCTGGAAGGATTAACTTGTTACATTGGATTGGATTTATCTAAGACGACTGACTTAACATGCGTGAGTCTCAATTTCCCCACGCATGATGAAGAGGGTAGATCAATACTTAAAGTTAAGCAAATGTACTTCATTCCAACTGAAAATATTGACACACGAGAAAAAGAGGACAACGTACCTTATACTGACTTAGCGGAAAAAGGATTTGTCCAATTTTGTGATGGCAAAATGATCGATCAAGATCAAGTCTATGAATATATCGTGGAGTGTATTGAACTTTATGATGTGCAGCAGATTAACTATGACCCGGCTATGTCAGAAAAACTGATTGAGAAGATCGAAAACATTGGTCTAGAATGTGTGGCCGTTAACCAGTATCCAAATGTTATGAATGCTATGGTGGATGATTCCGAACTATTAATCTATGAAGGGCGTTTGTTCACAGATAACCCATTATTCATATATTGCACCTTGAATGTCGTTGTAGTTAAAAATATCAACGGCATGAAGGCACCTTCAAAGCGACAGTCCAAAAAGAAAATTGATGGATATGTTGCTTTTTTAGTTGCCCATAAAGAAACAATGTTCCATATGGATGAGGTTAATGATGAGGGAATGGATGAATTGATTGAAGAAATTTATAGATAAAGAAAGAGACTAGTTATACCCTAGCCTCTTCGAAAATACTTTCATTTTCTATTGGATTTAAGATTTTATACTCAAATTCAACAAAACAATTAATTTCATTATCCTGATCTTTAAAAATATTCTTTACTAATCCAATTGCAACTATATCATGTTTGTTAATCCAAAGTAGACCATCACCTATATAGAACGTACCATCCCATTTAAAATTATCCTGGGAGAACTTTTGAATATCCGATATTTGTTTTATTTTATCAAGATCATTAAGTGCTGGTATTTTACAAAAGGTTTGTACTTTATTGTATGAGTATATTGAATCCCTTCCACGAGTTGACCAATGTGTTGTAAAGGACATTTTTTCTTTGCCAAAGTAAAAATCGCCATCATTATTTGCATAATAAAATTTAACAGAATCTTGAAGTTTAGTGTCAAATTGCATATTGCCAAAAATAGTTGAGTATAATTTTAGTTGCATTGCAGTTACACCATATTTTTCTATTGGTGAATTAACTGAAGTAGGTAATATTCCTTCGTTATCAGCAATAACTGAAATTAATTTATAGAGTTCATCCTTGTTTTTAATAGAAGTTGGATTAGACATATCAACTTTTGTAGCAAATTTCCCTTCAAATATTTCAGGGAAATCAATTGTTTTTTCACTATGTACTATGGGAATAATATAAGGATTTGTCTGTAGACTCTTTATGAGTGCCACTTCTGTACCAACACCTGTTTTAGGGTCATCCATTTTATTCTTATATGATTCAGTAACAATAGGGAGAATATATCTACTTTTATTAAGTCCTTGTTCCATAAATTTCTGTAAGTTGCTTCCTGGAAAAACATCTAATTGGTCCAAATTAACCTTTATATTATATTTTTCAATAAAATTAGCAAGCCAATTGGCAAAACTTATTACTTCTTCTGATTCCCAAGAGTATGAAATAAAAGCTGTAATTTCTGTTTTCATTATTTATCCTCCCTCTATAATAATTAGAGTATATCTAATAAAGGGGACTTAAACAACAGATTTTAGAATACTAGAAAGGCGGTGATTAATTGGGATTTAGAACGAGGTTTTCTAACTTTGTTTACAATCGTTTAGAAAAGCGCATGAAAGAAAGTATTGGTGGTTCTGTTCGTTTTTCTTCTGTTTTTGCAACCGAAGGAAACATACTAGAATCAAGTGATGTTTATGAATTGCTTCAAGATATATCCAACCAAATGATGTTGGCAGATATTGTAGTTGAAGATGAAGATGGCAACGAAATCCGTAATGATCCAGCAATTAAAACGCTAAAGAATCCTAACAGCTACCTGACACAATCAGAGTTTATCAAATTGATGACCAATACCTATCTATTACGTGGAGAAGTTTTTCCTTTGTTAAATGACAAGCAAATTCATTTAGCTGCAGGTGTCTCTACGGAATTGTATAAAAACCTAGTTGAGCATTTTAAGATTGGTAGTGTTGAGATTCCACCTGATATGATTCGTCATATTAAAAATATTGGTACGAACCATTTAAAAGGTGTTGGTCTATTAGATCTTGGTAGAAACACGCTAGAAGGCGTTATGAGCGCTGAAAAGGTTTTGACAGACAAATACACTAAGGGTGGCTTACTCGCCTTCTTGCTTAAATTAGACGCTCATATTAATCCTGCAAATGGAGCGCAGTCTAAATTGATTAAAGCCATTTTAGACCAGTTGGAACAAATTGATGATTCGAGATCCGTTAAAATGATTCCGTTAGGCAAGGGTTACCAAATTGAAGCCATGAAAAGCCCTGTGGAAGACGAAAAGATACTTTCCTATTTGAATGTCTATAAAAAGGATTTAGGCAAGTTCTTAAGTATTAATGTGGACACGTACCAGGCATTAATCAAAGTTGATTTTGAAAAGGCCATGATGTATCTCCATAACAAGGCGGTACGTCCGATAATGAAAAACTTTGAAGACCATTTGAGTCTTCTTTTTTATGGCCAAAATTCGAAAAAACGAATTAAATTCAAGATTAATGTACTTGATTTTGTTACCTACAGTACCAAAACGAATATTGGATACAATATCGTTCGTACTGGTATCACTTCCCCGGATAATGTTGCCGATATGCTTGGATTTGAGAAACAAAATACACCTGAAACACAAGCAATCTACATTTCTAATGATTTGTCCAAAATTGGTGAGAAAAAAGCAACTGATGATTCACTTAAAGGGGGTGATGACGATCAGCAAAAAGATGGAGAAAAGGACAGTTGACATCACCAACATCCAAACAAGGAATAAAGAGAATGAACCAATTAAAATAAATGGTTATGCTGCCATTTTTAATAGTCGCACATCAATTGGTGATTTCTTTGATGAAATTATTTCTCCTGGTGCTTTTGACAGATCCATATCAGCTAAAAATGCCGATATCCGAGCACTGGTAAATCATGATTGGGATAAAGTGATTGGCAGAACTAAAGCCAACACTATGACATTAAGGGAAGATGAAAAAGGTCTAAATTTTGAAATTGAATTACCCAACACGTCTTATGCTAGAGATTTGGCAGAAAGTATGGAACGTGGTGACATCGATCAATGTAGTTTTGGTTTTTTTGTTGATGAAGGAAAAGAAAGATGGGATTACTCACAGGAACCTGCTTTACGAACCTTGGAAGAGGTTGAACTATATGAAGTGTCCATTGTAAGCCTACCTGCATACGAGGACACAGAAGCTGCTCTTGTCCGCAGTAAAGAAATTGATAAAACCGTTGAAAGACGGATTAAATTAATAAAACAAATAAATGAGGTGCTCAAATGAATAGAAAATTATTGTTGGCTCTACAAAAACGAAATAAGGCTAGATTGGAAGAGTTACGCGGAAAGTTAGAAAAGAATGAAGTTCGTGAGGAAGATTTGGAATCCGTTCAGACAGAAGTAGATGATCTAACGCAAGAACAGCAAGACATTGCAGATACCCTTGCAAATATGCCGGAAGAGGGAGATGAGGGAGAAGGCGAAGATCGTTCTGGTGATGACGATAAGGACGACAAAGACGAGGATGACGACGATGAAGAGGACGAAGAAAGAAAGAAAGGAATTTCCCAAGAACAGCGTGACAAAGTGTTAGGCGCTATTGGCAAAGGTCTTTCCACCCGTGGCCATAAATCCACCAAAACAAAAGAAAATGAAATCCGTTCAGCATTTGCTAATTATATTGTTGGGAATATTGACGATAAAGAAGCACGTTCTTTAGGTCTTGTTAGTGGAAATGGTGCTGTTACCGTTCCGGATTTTATGGCAAAAGAAATTATCACGTATGCTCAGGAAGAAAACTTCTTACGTCGTTTGGGAACTCGTGTAACTACTAAAGAGAATATCAAATACCCTGTACTTGTTAAGAAAGCAGAAGCGCAAGGGCATAAAGAAGAACGTACTACGGATATGCCTGAAACGGATATTGAATTCGATGTAATCGAACTTGAACCAACAGAATTTGATGCGTTGGCGACCGTAACTAAAAAGCTTCTTGCTCGAACTGGTTTACCGATTGAGCAAATTGTTATGGACGAGCTTAAAAAGGCATACGTCCGTAAAGAGATTCAGTACATGACTCACGGTAATGAAACGGATAATGTAAATGATGGCGCATTGTCTAAAAAGGCAATTGAATTCACTCCAACTGGTACAGTTGATTTGACTTCTGGTCAATCGTTATATGACGCACTAGTTGAAATGAAAAACACACCAGTTAAGGAAATACGTAAAAAAGCACGGTGGGTATTAAACACTGCAGCATTGACTGCTATTGAAAAAATGAAAACTGATGATGGATTCCCACTGTTACGTCCACTTGATGCTCCTGTTGAAGGATGTAACTATAAATTACTTGGTTATTTAGTTGAAGAAGAAGATGCCATTGATGGAGCTGATCCATCGGTACCAGTGTTCTACTTTGGCGACTTCAAACAATTCCGTATTCAGGACGTTATTGGATCCCTAGAAGTACAGAAACTTGTTGAACTTTTCTCACGTACCAACCGTGTCGGTTTTAGAATTTGGAATCTATTAGATGCTCAATTGGTCTATAGCCCATTTGAGCCACCTATTTATAAATATGAAATTACTCCTGATACACCCTAACGAGCCCGCAAATTTCAATGTGACAAATACAGACACGTCCATCACATTAACTTGGGATTAGGGCTTGTATTTTAATAAAAAGAAAGGATGATGAAATTGGCATCTACTTATAATGTTTATCGCGATGGCACTAAAGTTGCTAGTGGTTTGACTAGCAAAACGTATACAGATAGTGATTTAATCCCTGCAACAGCATACGAATACCACGTGACTGCAGAAAATGAACATGGAGAATCTGGACCAAGTAACACTGTCACAGTGACTACAGATGAACCACATGAGCCACCAGAGGAGCCTGGGGGATTATCTAGCACTGGTAACACCGATACAACCGTTGATTTAGGTTGGAATTAATATGGATGATCTAACAGCAAAATTAAAATCACATATTCATTGGGAGGAAGGTATGGATGAGTCCAACCTTCCTTTTTATATTGAAACAGCAAAAAAATATGTAAAAAGAGCTACTGGTGGGCAATCAGAATATCTGGTCATTATGGTTGCTGGCATTATGTATGATTACCGTGTGTCTGATTATGAATTGGAACAGGCATTAGATGCGATTACACCTTTCATTGTCCAGGAGGTGTTTGACGATGGCGAGGAGATCTTATCAGAGGAGACAAACGAATAAGCTCAAATGGACTGCTGATCTACTTAAGCTAGGTGAATATACGGATCCTGAAAATGATCGTATCAAGATTGATTATCTGCCGGACCGTGAAATTAAATATAACAACATTGGTGTCACTGTTACTGATAATGCATTTGTCGAACGTGACACAGATAAAATTGTTAAGAAAATCGAAGTCCGTATTGATAGAAAGATTGAGGACAACCGTAAAGATTATCGTATAAAAATACGTGATCGCATTTACAACATTGGACGTACTTATGTACGTGAAGAGGATCGGATCATGGAGGTGTCACTTTCCTATGCAAATTAGTCTTCAACAGTTAAGAGACATCATGAAAGAATCCGGTATACCAGTGCATCGGGATGGTGCACCTACTACGGCCGAATATCCATACATTGTCTATGAATATGTCAATGAGACACATAAGAGGGTCTCTAATAAAGTTATTAAGTCGTTACCACTCTATCAGATTGCTGTTATCACAGCTGGAACAGAAAGCGACTATGAGCCTTTAAAAGAAGTCTTTAATAAGTATGGGGTTTCGTATGATATGTTTTTCGGCATACCTTTTGACGAAAATGACGATACCATAACGCAATTTATTACCAATGTGAGGTGTGTACAGTGAGAGTACGAAGATTTTTATATTTGTTTTGGAAATTAAAAGTTTTGGGAATTCCAATGGCTACATTTAGGGTGGCCTATGGTAGAAATAAATCATTGAAAAACATTTGGAGACATTCGCGTAATTGGCGTTTCATTTGGGAGTGATACATTGCAAAACAACAACGGCTTTGCCGATATGCTCAAAGAGATGAAAACACTTCTTAAGGTGGACGAGAAAGTAACACTAGATGTGTTAGAAGAAGCAGCTGAATATTTTGCCAAACAATTAAAACCTAAAATACCTAGAACAGCACGCAATAAGAAGCACCTAATAGATACACTCAAAGTAGTTGTTAAAGGTGATAAAGTTCAAGTCATTTTTGATGATGAATCTTGGTATTGGCACCTTGCTGAACATGGTCATAGAAAACGCGGTGGCCGAGGGCGTATCAAAGGTGCTCACTTTGTTCAAAACACATGGGATGCCGAAAACGAAAAAGTGGCCAATATGATGGCCGACAAAATAATTAAGAAAATGGAGTGATATAAATGCCAAAAGCCAAAGAATTATTATACGTAGTAACTATCGAATCACTTTATATGGCTTTTATGACTGATGGAAAAGACAGTCGTGATGCCATTCCAACATATGATCCGGATATTTACCAAATGGACAATATTACAGAGTTAGGGATTGCAGGGAACATTACTACCGTCACAAAGTGGGCATCAGGAAAAATGTTTGTAAATGCGAGTAAAAATTCTAACTTTACTTTGAATTTAACTCATGTTGCATTGCCACAGGAAGTCAAAGATAAAATTGACGGTGTTACACCGGAAAAAGGAGTTTCTTTTGAAACGGCCGATGTAAAAGAATACCCAATGTTTGCGATGGGATTCACTGCAAAACTATCTGATGGTTCTCGGATTGCTCGTTGGTATCCAAGGGTACAAAAGACACCTGCAGAAGAAACTTTTGCAACATCAACAGAGGAATCAGAAGTACCTGATGTATCTGCAACATTCAATGCTACACCATTGCTTTATAACAACGTTACTGTAGCTGATTTTTCGGAGGTGCGTGATAGTGCCCTTGGAATTACTGCAGAACAATTCATGAAACAAGTAATCGCTGATGAATCACAACTTGATCTGCTAACCGCACCAGAAGAAGGATCTACACCCTAACAAGCCCGTAAATTTAGTTGCCAGTAATATCACTGATGAAAATGCAACATTAACTTGGGACTAAACAGGGCTAATTAAAAAGGAGCTGGAAAAATGGCTAAATTAAAAGATTTAGTAAATGTAAATATAAATAGAAATACCATCAAGATACAGGGAGTGGAAATCCCTGTTATTTTTACGTTTGAAAGCTTCCCATATTTGGAACAAGCTTATGGGAAACCGTATTATGTGTTTGAAAAAGATTTGAACGCCATGATGAAAAAAGGAAGGGTAACACTCGGTAAAAATGAATTTAAGCTGATGAAAGCTTTAATCTATGCGATGGTTCGCTCAGGTGGTACTGATTGTACAGTGCACGAACTTGAGGGAGCAATATCTATAGATGATTTACCAGGAGTTTTCCAAGTGGTATTGGGAATCTTCCAAAACCAAATCTTTCAAGCAGAAGATGCTAAAAAGATAAAAACTGAAAAAAAAAGCTAGTCAATGAGTCTCAATCCGAAGATCTGGATTGGGACTTTTATTTTTATGTCGGGAACACATTGCTGGGGTGGGATTTAGAAATGTTTTGGAATGTTACTCCTGCCCATTGGCTTAAACAATACATCATGCATTTAAAAGCAAACAACCCCGATGCATTAAAGACCGAAAAAGAAATCCATTTCTTGGACAATACGCCATTTCTATAAAAGAGGATGTGAGGTGATTGGCGGATAAAGAAAAAAATGTCGTCCTTAATTTTAAGATGGACGGCCAGGTTGAATATGCAAAGACAATAAGAGACATCAACGCCATTATGAATGCTGCAGCATCGGAATACAAAACGCATATAGCAGCCATGGGGCAAGATGCTACCGCCACACAAAAATTAGCTGCAGAAAAGAAAAAGCTCGAAATACAATTGGAAGCTGGTAAAAAGCGAACTGAACAATTAAGAACAGAGTATGACGCCATGGCGAAAAGTTCAAAGACCACAACAGGACAATTGGCGGCTAAACACAATCAGCTCATGAAATCAGAACGCGCTGAACTTGCTTTAGAAAAAGCACTCGAACAAGTCAATGAAGGGCTAACGGATCAGGCTGAGGAGTCGCGAAAAGCTGAACAAGCAATGAATCTACTTGAATCTCAATCAGAGCGACTAGATTCCCAAACACAGTTACTCAATGCTGAATACGAATTGCAAAAAGAAAAGCTTGGTGACAGTGCTGACGAAAGTGAAAAATTAGCCCTTAAAATGGCCCATCTGAATGATATACATGATGTGGCCAAGGATAAAGTAGAAAATTACGAAGAACAGCTAGAACTTGCCAAGCAACAATATGGTGAGAATTCAGTTGAAGTTGAAAGATATGAATTACAGCTTTTAGAAGCTCAAACAGCAGAACAACGATTGGCGAATGAAATTGCATCAACGAGTAAAGCGCTAGACCAACAAGTCAGCAAGCTTGCGAAAACATCTAAATCACTTCAAGACCTTGGTAAAAGGCTTAAAGATGTTGGCAGTGATATGTCCGACATTGGGAAGGATCTGTCCTTAAAAGTTACTGCCCCCGTAGTTGGCCTTGCAGGTGCTCTTGTTAAAACAGGTGTGGAGTATAAAGCCTTCAAGGAAGAAGCAAAACAAGCCTTTTCTGTTTTATTGGGAAGTGCTGAAGCAGCAGAAGAGCATATGGACCGCATCATGGACTTTGCCAAAACGACTCCATTTGCGTTTCCAGATTTAGTGAGTGCCAACCGTAAATTAGTTTCATTTGGTATGGCTGCAGAAGAGACAGAACCAGTTATGGAAGCAATTGCTAATGCTGTTGCTGCCATGGGTGGCGGTGCTCAAGAAATCGATACATTAGCCGATGTTTTCGCCAAAATAGAGTCTGGTGGAAAAATTACCGGGGAGGAATTAAACCGGTTTTCCGACCAAGGGGTTAACGCTCTGGCTATTTTGGCAAACCAAGCTGGTGTGTCTATGGAGGAAATGCGTAAGAAAATTTCCGATGGCGCTGTTGACAGTGAAACGGCCATTAATGGTCTTGTGGATGGGATCATGAATGGAACGGAAGGTGTCGCTGGCGAAACGGCCAAACTTGGTGGCTCACTTGATGCTCTTTCCGGAACATGGAAAGGTGCAATTGACTCCATGAAAGGTGCCTGGCGCCGTGCTGGGGATGCCATTGTATCGGATGACATGTTTAGCAAGATGACCGAATCTGTTGGGAAATTAACAGAGATCATTAACAAATTGCCTGAAATCTTAGGACCTGTTGCAAATACACTTGGAACCATGATGATGGGGCTAATTGATCATATTAGCGTTCTTGCCGATTGGTTTTTAAACCTAGATCCCGTATTCCAACAAATGGTCGTTAAGTTAGCTTTAGTAGTAGTGGCTGCAGGCCCATTTCTTTTAATCCTTGGAAAGGCGATAACCGTAGTAGGAGGGTTAATATCTAGTTTTGGAACAATAATTGGTTTTGTCCCTAAAATTGTAACAGGGATAAAAGCAATAGGGTCAGCGATGATGTTTCTAGCCACCAACCCTATTGGCCTTATTATAACGGCTATAGCGGCATTAATAGCTATTGGAATCCTTGTTTGGAAAAATTGGGACACCATCAAAGAAAAAGCTATTCAAATATGGGGTTATATCTCAGATTTCTTCAAAGATACTTGGGAAGCCATAAAAGAATCTGCAGTTGCGATATGGGATTACCTCAAAGAAACCGCCATGTCCATTTGGGATGGTGTTGTCGATGGCTGGAATAGCGCAATTGAGTCTCTTAAAGATGCTTGGGAATCAGTGAAGCAATTTTTCATTGATCTATGGCATGGCATTACTGATCCAGCTATTAATCTATGGAATGCAGTGATTGCTGGATGGAAAACGGCAATCGGTTTTCTTATGGACACTTTTTCCCCGATGTTTGAGTTTTTCTCAGGCTTATGGGAGCCCATAGCTGATACTGCCATGAATGTATGGGGCAATGTAGCTGAGTTCCTATCCAATCTATGGGAAAACATTAAAACTATAGCTAGTTCCGCATGGACCATTATCAAAAACGTGATATTAGGTCCTATTTTGCTTTTGATCAACCTTGTCACAGGGGATATGGATGAATTCAAATCGAATTTATCTGCAATATGGGAAAACATATCTGAATCTGCAGGAAAGATATGGGGAGCATTAAAGGATATTGTTCTGTCGTATATCGACACACTTATAAAAAATGCAAAAGCATTATGGGAAGGTTTTAGTGACATTATTGTTGGTTACTGGGAAGCCATAAAAGATACAGGAGCCAACATTTGGAACGCCATAGTAGATTTTATATTTAACATTTTCGGCTCCATAGAAGAAAAAGTAACAAACGCAATGGATTCTATTTTACAGACCATAGGAGATGTCTGGAATTGGATTTATGATGCCTGGGAAAACGCGCTAGGACTGATCATGGATTCCTCTAGTGGAAGGTTCCAAGAAGTGCTAGATAGCATTGACACCATTATGCAAGAAATTTGGGTAGTTATAGATAATGTTTGGCACTTCATAAAAGAGACTTTTCTCAATGGATTGGCGTTTGTTAAAGCCCTCCTAACTGGCGATTTTGCCGTTATGAAAGATTTAATGGGCGAGCAGATGGATCTCATAAAAGAAACAATTGCTAATGTATGGACAGCTATTGTTAATATATTTTCAACTGTCCTATCAACGATTGTAGACTTTATCTTTGATGCACTTGCTTCGATCGAAGAGAAGTTTACCCAAGGAATGGAATTTATCAGAAATATTTTAGCCATCGGCTTAGGATATGTAGAAGAACTGTGGAAATCCGTTCTAGCTTTTCTTGTAGGAGATACTGGAGAAAAGTTTGAAGCAATTAGCGAAAAGATCACGGAGATCATGGACACCATTTGGGATGTAATTGAAACCATTTGGAACTTTGTGAAAGAAACCTTCCTAAATGGCACTGCCTTTTTAAAGGCGTTGGTGTCAGGGGATTTCGCTGTCATGAAAGATCTGATCAGCGAGCAAATGACATTAATCAAAAATACGATTAGCCAAATTTGGCAAAACGTCAAACAACTATTTACCGATGTACTATCTGGAATATGGGCATTGGTCAAACTACAATTTGGAAGAATGAAAGACTTTATTACGTCTACGTGGAGTAATATTAAAACTTTCTTAGCAACAACCCTTGTCAATATTGTAAGTGGCATTAAACAAAAATTCCAAGATATCAAAGACTCCATTAAAACAAAAATGGAAGACTCTAAGCAATCCATTGTAGATATTTGGGACAAAGTCATGACATTCTTTAAAGAAATCGACTTGAAACAACTGGGTAAAGATATCATCCAAGGCTTGATCAATGGAATTGTGTCTAAAGTCACTGATGTCACAAATGCAGTTAAAAACGTAACAGATGCCATCACTGGAAAACTTAAATCCATCCTTCAAATTGCTTCGCCATCTAAACTAACAAAACGATTTGGCCGATGGTTTACAGAAGGATTGGGAATCGGGATTGAAGATGAAACAGACTATGCCGTCAAGAAAACTGAAGGCGTAGGCAGTGCAATAAGTAACGCCATGCAAGGATCGCTTGATTTTAGTGTGCCAGAATTTGAATTGGGTGGGGTTGTCACTCAGCCATCTAATTTTGGAACCTATGGAAATAACTACAGTACTTCTACAACGGAATATAACACGATAGATATGCGTGGAGTATTCGAAGGTGCTGTTCTTACAATTCGTGAAAATGCAGATATTGATAAGCTAGTAGATGTCATGACTGTTAAACTCAATCAAAAAATTAAACTGGATGCACGCAGAAATGGGGTGGTCATGCCGTGATAATTCTAGATGGTAAAAATATATCTGAATTTGGTTTTGAAGTGGAACCAGGACACGAGGATCCGATCACCCCAAACATGGAAAGAAAAACACTCGCTATACCTGGACGTCCTGGTCTTTGGGATTTTGGCTCAGAGATCAGGGAGAAGCCATTTTCTTTTCCGATAAAAATCATGGACAGATTCCACGATAACATGCAACAGGCTTATAACGAGCTTGTTGCATTTTTGTTTGATGAGTATGGGCAACCAAGAGAAATAAAAATGGTGAGAGAATATGAGCCAGATAAGTTTTATATGGTTAAAGTTGTGCAGCAAATGATTCCTGAAAGGCCAGCTGAAGATGGTACTTTAAATTTACCTTTTGTTGCGGATGATTCTTATAAATACTCAAATGTCTTTGCTGATGAGGTTACATGGGGAAGTGAAGAGATTACATTTGAATATCATTATTTACTTGGTCATGAGTCATTAGGTGGAAGTGTAAACATCACTAGCCCACAAATATTAAATTTATCTGTTGAAGGTTTAGCTGTTCAACCAATATTCGAAATAGAAGGAAGTGCCAATAATCTAACAATTAGTTGTGGCAAATATAGTTTCGCATTGCCAAACTTCACAAATACATCATGGTCAATAGATTTCGAGAAATATGTTGTTTTTAAAAATGGGGAAGATACCATGATTGAAATTAGAAAGTTTTATTTAATGCCTGGTGATAATCAGGTGAGGATTAATGGTAATAACATCAACATTGATATGCGAATCAAATTTCGCGATAAATATAATTAGGGAGGTTGTGATATGGCTGAATATATAATTAAACAAGACAGTTTAAATACTGGTCGAAAAAAGATCAATGAAGTTTTAACGATATCAAATGATAACTCCAGTAAGGCTAAGAGCGATTCAGCAGAGGCTTTATTAAAAGCAATTGAATCCATGAATCTTTCTGATCGTACTCGAAAAGAACTAGCACAAGCAATTTTAGAAGGTGATTCTAGTCCCCTTGGAGGGCAATTAAGTGTTGGGGCGGATGGAACTGTTTATGGAGATCCGCAAGAAAGGTTGATTGCAGAAAATGAACGGCTTAAGTCGCAGTTGGCACATATAGCGATAAATGTAAAATCGTTTGGTGCAAAAGGGGACGGGTTAGCTGATGATCGAATGGCAGTTCAAAATGCAGTAGATTATGCGGAGGCGAATGACCTATCCAAAGTGACCTTACCCAAAGGTAAACTGTATTTTTCAGGTTCGGTCGTCATTCCATCTGATATAAGTATCGAAGGTGCCGGATTAGACATAACTATTATTAATATGAAAGATAGTGCCAATCCAGCTTTTGTCATTAAACAGCCGACAATCAAAACACTAGCACAATCAAATGATATTAAAGCTGGCGACACTTTTCACCTAATCGATAATGACCTGATAGCAGGAGATCATCTTGTGTTCTCGTCTAATAACCGTTTTACTGAAGAATGGGACTTAGGAACAGCGATAAGAAGTTATTATAATAAAGGAGAAATATTTAAAGTAAAGTCCGCTGATTCAACATCAGTAACATTTTCAGAGCCTTCATCCATGAGCTTACCTGCCTCAACGGTAAAGCATGTTGAAACATTTACGCCCACAAAAAACATCTCGTTTAGTAATTTTAGTGTTGTTAGAAATAGAAAAACTACGGGGGAATCCAAAGCTATTTCTATAAAATATGCTGAAAAGGTAACTTTGAGCAATATTGGGACTGAAAATACGAACCATGCGGGAATCCTTGTTGATAGAAGTCGAGACGTTACTATTAATAATTTTCATGGTAAAGGCGGAACAGCGGATTTAGGGCTTAATTACGGCATTGCTATTGTTGATGGAAGTAAAAACGTTAATATAAATGGTGTATATGCTTCTGGATTCCGTCATGCGATAACAGGAGGTGGAACAGGGTACGCCATCCCTATGAATGTTTTTGCTGATTCTATAACCGTTAGCGACTCGCAACTACATTCATTAGATACGCATGGAAACACTAAGAATTTTATGTTTACCAATTGTGTAGTAGATAATGGGTTTAGTGTTAGTGGTATAGGACACATTGTTGATAATTTAAAATCCCAATTAGGATTATTACAATTATATGAGGGTGGCACAGACATAACTTGTAAAAATATCATATTCTTTAAAGGAAAAGGATTTTATGCAGATAGGGTTGTTCACAGAGCTTTATTTGAAAATATTACACTGAATTTGAATAGTATTTATACGAATAGTGCAACAAAAGGCGGCAGCACTTTTGTTATATTTAAAAATGTCAAAGTAATAAATAAAGACTTTGATAATGCGGTTGATATTCCTACAGCCGATGCAACATTGCCCAGTGATGGAGCTTCCCATTATGGTTTTTATTTACGAGACAATTTCACTTTATTAAACTGTTATACTGAAGGGTTTGTAACGGCCTTATACGTGAATGGGAAGGATTGTTATGTAGATGATGTTACTGCGGTAAATTGCGGATGGACTTCTTCTTTAAGCAGTTATCCTTGTGTACTGCAAGTATCTAAAAATGCAGATAAAAGTTATATCAATAATTTCAAAACAGGTTACAACAAAACTGGCGTTAGCAATAATGCGACTCGAACCATTCGTTTAGATAACTTAGGAACTGGCACAGGGAAACAAGTTACAATTAGCAATGTTAAGCATACAAAAGAACACACAATGACCCCTTATTATGGCATTTTTGCAGATGCAGTTTTCACAGAATTATTCTTGCAAAATGTTCGATTGGCTTTTGGAAGCGGAGGAAATTCCGTTTCTGCAACAGGTAAATTTATTTACAATACTGTAGTAGATGACAACTAAGGAACAATTGACAGTATACGATGGGGTGATTAACGCATTGTTTAGATGACGGCAAAAAGACCACACTAATAGTTCTATAGTGCGGTCTTTCCTTCTTCTTTAGGTTTATTTAAGCAATAACTCAAACCTACGCCAATAATAAGCCATTGGATTAGGGCGAAGGAGAAGTTATTTTGTGTTAATGATACTTCGGATAATTGGTAAATTATAATTCCTATAAAGAAAGCGGCTGAAAATCTAACTTTTTGATCAAATCTGTTAAGCCAAAACCTTTTCCAGATGCTATATAAAAATATAACAAATAAAGCCATTCCGACCAAACCGACCTGTAGTGTTATTTGCAAATATAAATTATGAGCAGACAGTGTCGAATCGAAAAAATCACTTGGCAACGCTCCAGAACCATAACCTAAAAGGGTTTTTTGATTAATAACATCGATCAAATTGCTCCAAATGAAATCTCTGCCAGAGTGAATGCTTTTACCAGTATATTTAATCATTTGGTAATTCAAATAATCATAGTTAGGTAGGTATTTATCTAATTTCGGATAAATTACCGTGAATGTAAAACAAAATGCGGCAATAAAGCCAAAATATAATTTGAATTTTAGCTTTGAATTAATAATTCTATTCCACAAGAAATAAGTTAAAAATATAAAAGCGATACTAAGAATTACCGATCTTGTTTCCGTGAAAAAAATTAAGCCTAATAGAATTATTGCAATAAATAATCTCCTCGTCGTTTGGAAATTTTTAGCATAGTAGCTGAAATATAACAAGGGGAAAAATGACAATAGAAAAGCATAGCCTCCCAAGGTATTAGGGTTTAGAGCTTCCTTATCAATAAAAGCAAAATACAGTAGGAAAGGAACTGTAAGGAAACTTAAGGCAGAAAATGTTTTTACGTGGTTCTTTTTCCAAACTATACTAGCAGCAATAAAGCAGATGAATCCAAATATAACTTGGTAGAAGATCCAATGCATAGCGCCTGAATAATTAAAAACATAAACTGATAAAAATAAAGCAAACGGAGAAAACAATTTAACATAGATTGGGTTTATTCCTTTGTGTTTTATGATAAGCATTAACATTAATATTAAAAAAGCTAATAAAGTACCAATAAACAGGGTTAAGTATTGGTCCGCTATTTTTAATCCTAATAACATAAAAAGCAAAATGAATGCCGCAAAAAAGTAAGTAGTTGTGCGGTCTATAGTGACATTTTTCAAAGGGTTACAACTCCTAAAGATGTATTATTCGTAATCAAATTGTAACATAAGAAAGGATGGTATGGTAGATGACAAATAAAAAAGTAAAGTATAATATAAAAGCATTCGGACTCTGTTGTGACGTAGAGAAAATTTTTCAAGTAGTAAAATATAATCAGTATAAAAGAAGGGTTTCCACTATTTGTGTCGAATAATGATGTAGAAAGGAGGAAATCAAATGATTTTTGTAAGCCATAATTCTAAAGACAAAGATTTCATTGGTCCTATGGCACAATCGCTAAAGGAGTCATATGGCGAAGAAAATGTCTTTTTTGATTCGTGGTCCATTAAACCAGGTGAAAATATTATTCAAAGAATGAATGAAGGACTAGAAAAATGTAAATATTTCTTTTTCTTTATTACAGAAAATAGCTTGAACAGTGAGATGGTGACGCTTGAATGGACTTCAACTTTGAAAGAAAGAGGACGAAGGGATATACAATTTATACCTATAAAAGCTGATGATATAGAAGTGCCGTTAATTATTTCAGCGCTCAATTATCTAGATATCACTACATCCGGACTAGACATGGTCTTAACCCAAATGTATGATTTAATAAATAGAGAAGAACGTTCCATAAATTTCCCTGCCTATAAGAACGTAAAAGCTTATGCGTTAGCAGAAAACGAAAATACAGTAAGATTCTTTATTTATGCAAAAAGGTTTTTTGAACCAAGCGGTAAGTTTTTATTTGTGACGAATTTAGAAGAAAATGATGTAAAACTGGAATATCTTAGTTCGAGTATAATTCAACATAGTTACAATCCCAAAAGTGCTACACTAAATGAAAAAGAACATTTAAACTCATTTATGATCGGTACTGAACATGGAATAAAAGTCGGATTTAAAGTTGAGATTTTGTTTGAACAACTATCAGGAAAACTCAAGTTGTTAAACCTGTATCATATAAAAGGCGAGGATAAATTTGAAATGATTCCAGTGACCCAAATTAACTCTATTGATGAATTGAATGTTAATTGAGTAACCAAAGGCACCCATAACGGTGCTTTTTCTTTTGGAGGTGTTTAAAATAATCCGCACACTAAACCTAAACCGCCAAACCACGGCCATCCTTGAAAATGCATATGTAATAGGGTACGAGAAGCAAACCAACGCGATATGGTCTGCTTCTTTTTCTTTGCCGTTGAATGACCCTAAAGTAGATAAGGTGGAGTTGTTAAAATACGTTGAAATCACGGATGAGGATGAATACATTGGTCTGTTTAGGATTATTCCTAAATTAACTATTAAAAATGAGTCAACTCAAGAAGTACGTTTTCAATGCGAGCATGTTTTGGCAACACTGTTGGGAACTCCATTATTCAAATATCACCAATTAACGAATTATGTAACAAAAGATACATTAGAATATCTCCTAAGCAGACAATTCCATAAGCATTGGAAACTTGGAAAAGTAGAGTTTACTAGATATTTTCATTATGGGTGGGAGAATGAAAATCTACTGGCTGCCATTTTCAGTATACCTAAGCCATTTAATGAGCAGTACAGATGGACATGGGACACACAGTCTTATCCATGGACTCTAAACCTAGTGAAACCAGAAACAGAGCCTTCTGCTCGGATAAAGGAGGGTTACAATTTAATAGGATTAGAGATTGAAGAAAATCCCATGTCTATGTTCAACCGCATTTATCCTCTGGGTGCTGGAGAAGGAGTAAACCAGCTAACCATTGAATCAGTTAATAATGGAATTCCTTATCTAGAGGATAGGAAGCCTAATGAGGAAATCAATGCAACAGTCTGGGCAGATAGACGTTTTACAGATGTTCAATCACTTATGGCGAGTGGAAATGCTCTCTTAAAAAAATGGAAAGAGCCCATTGTGACTTGGAAGGCTTCTGCAGCTGATGTTTCCATAATAACGGGATTATCCATTGATGAGTTAAAAGAAGGTCGTATTGTCAGACTCGATATTGATGGTTTTCCAGTTACTGATCTTAGAATCATGAAAGAGTCTAAGGCAGACATCAAGGGTGCTCCAGGCAACGTTGAATTAGAGATTGGTAATGTCCAAGAAGATCTTTCAACCACCCAAGCTGATCTTCAGCGCAGACAGCAGATTAACGAACTGTATAGTCAAGGTGCCACCAACATTTTTAACTTCACATACCAGGATAATTGCGATAGTAAAATACCCGCGATTATCCCTTTTTATATTGATGAGGATGTAGTCAATATCAATACGGTCGAACTTACGTTTAGGACACGTAAGTTTAGAGCATACAGTAGAGCTACTAAAGGCGGTGGTGCATTAGTAGATACAACCAAAGGTGGTGGAGGTATTGTTAAGTCCACTAAAGGGGGAGGAGGTACCACACAGACGACCACTAGTGGCGGTGGAACAACTCGCTCCACTACCAGTGGGGGAAGTAGTACGCAAACCAGTTCTAGTGGAGGAGGAACTAGTAAGTCAACTGCCAGTGGAGGAGGAACTTCTATATCAAGTGCAGGTGGTGGAAATCATCATCACACGTTATTCGTTGATAACGGAAGTGCTGAAGGAAGTTTACCGTATAGATCATTGCAAATTAATGATGGAGGGCAAGGCTCCACTATCCAAGTCAGAAAGGCAGGAAACGCTAATATAAGCACATATTCTGCAAGTGGTGATCACACTCATAGCGTGACAATCCCAACCCACACACACAATTTCGAAGTACCTAATCATACCCATACGGTTTCAATTCCAAATCATAGTCATGAGGTTACTATACCTGATCATAGTCATAGCGTGACAGTTCCAGAACACACTCATGAAATAGATTTGCCTAATCATTATCATGAAATCGAACTTCCAGATCATGTGCATGAAGTGGAACATGGTATTTATGAATTAAATGAAGATGCTTCGAAGGTGATTATCAAAGTGGATGGAAATACGGTTCCTTATGAAAATACAAGTGGTGATCGCATTAATTTAGTTGATTATATGTCCAAAGACAGCAATGGGAAAATAAATCGTGGAAGACATGAAGTTCAGATATTGCCAGATGGATTAGCGAGAATTGAAGCTGATCTTATTTTGCGTGTCTTTATTCAATCACAATTGGGAGGTAGTTTTTAGATGTCACTTATTACAGTTTGCGATGAGTGCGGTAATAATTTAATGGGTACAGAAGAAAGTTTTGGATACCATCGACAGAGTTACTTGACACTAGTCAATCATAAATGCGTAAGTCCTTTCCCTAGCAACGAGACCGATCAAGCCGATCAGCATTTTTGTCACGTAGGCTGTCTCAAAAAGTATTATTCTAAAATCACTTTTAGTATAGGTTCGGGTAACTCACAAGTCTATACAACTAAAACAACGGGAGGCGGTACTATTGCAAAAAGTCTTAGTCATAGTCACGAATAATGGAACAAAATATCAGTTTGGGATTGAAAAGAGTGTCAGTCAAATAACCAATGAAGTTGCAGCTTGTAAATCAGATTATTACCAGGTAGTTGATACATGTGCAATTAAACCGGATGAGATTGTTTCCATCGAACAATTTGAATATGATCCAGAGGAGGTTAATGGAGATGATCAAGCTTAATGTAACCACCCATAGTGGTGCAGACGATATTGTAGAAGTAGAATCTTATAATGCCGCTGAAATGGCCGAACAACTAAACAATAACGAATTACAAGCAATCGCCATTGGAGATAATGTCTATTCTAGAATCGATCTTAAAAACATCAAGCCTGTTTATGAGGAAGATGTTGACAATGAGAATGAATGAACATATTCTTAAATTGAGGGCTAGACTGATCATCGAAAGGCAGTTTCCCGACTGCTTGCCCTCACTAACATTCGGGAAAATTACTGTGGGAGGTAATTAAATGAAAAAGTTTGTACTTGGCCTAACTGTAGGCTTGCTTTCGGGATCTTTATTTGTTGGTCTTTTGGATGTAGGTGCCGTGGAAGAAAACAGTATTGGAAAGTACAGTGAAGAGCAGCTAGAACAAATGAAAATGGCTTGGTATGAATACCATCACGATGACATATTAAGAGGTTTGTCCTGTGAAGAATAAGTAATGTTTAACTAAGGATCCTATTGTAGGGTCCTTTTTCTACTTTAGATAGAGATTGGGAGGGGGTAAATTTTGGAGGGGTTAACCATTGAAAATATACTACAATATTTTTTAACACAGGGACCGTTTGCGGTCCTTTTTGTTTGGCTTTTTTACTCATCTCGTAAGGAAGCCGCAGACAGGGAGAAACAGCTTTACCAAACTATTGATGACCAGAATGAAATGTTAAAAGGATTTAGTTCCAAATATGACATAGTGATTAACAAATTAGATGGAATTGAAGATCGACTGCCCAAAAAATAGGCGGTCTTTTTTTTATTAAAAACCAAGGAGGAAAATTATATGTTTGAAATTTATGACGTTGTTTTAATCCCGTTGATTTTAGGAGTTGTGGAGTTATTTAAACAGGTAGGAGTGAACAAAAAGATTTTGCCATTTATTTCGCTGGCACTAGGAATTATCGTGGGTATTGTCTATGTTGCAGAATTCGATCTCAAACAAGGAATCTTAGTTGGTGCCATGTTGGGGTTGTCCGCAAGTGGTCTTTACAGTGGAGCAAAAAATACAATTGAAGGAGACGATAAATAATGAGTACAGCAAACTTTTTAAACAATATCAAATCAGGTGCATTGCAGTTATGGAGTAAATTTGGCATTTTGCCATCTGTGGCAGCAGGGCAAGCAGCACTAGAATCAGCATGGGGGAAAAGTGGACTAGCCGTTAATTATAATAACCTGTTTGGCATTAAGGGATCCTATCAAGGTAACTCTGCCATGCTCAATACTTGGGAAGTATATGGCGGACAGCGTTATGACATCAAAGCTGGATTTAGAGCCTATCCCAACTGGTCAACGAGCATTTTAGATTATGGGGTATTTTTAACTATTAATCCTCGTTACAAGGCAGCCATTAATGTGAGTGACTACAAAAAGCAAATTACGGCCATTCATAAGGCCGGTTATGCTACTGATCCCCAATATGCAAATAAGGTAATTACCATTATTGAAAATTACGATCTAGCATCTTGGGATAAGGAAGCTCTAAATAAGAAAGAATCACCTAAAAAAGAATCTGCAGTTACTGAAAGTTACAAAGTAGTGGTTGCGCTAAACGGTTATAAAACTGCTGCAGATGCAAAGGCACGTAAAAGCAAAGCTGGAAGCGTAAAAACAGGATCTTATTATGTTTTTAATAGATCTGGTGGGATGATCAACGTAACTGCAAAAGCAGGTGTACCTGGTAGCTGGATTAACCCTGAAGATAATAAGAAGACAGCTACACTAAAAGTTGGTCAAAAGGTGAGGATTAAATCCAGCGCCAAAAAGTACTCTCGATCCACAGCATCTATTCCTAGTAAATATAAAAATAAGTCATACACCATTCAGCAAATTGGGAATGATGATGTGTTAATTAAAGAATTGTATTCTTGGGTTAAAAAATCAGATTTACAATAATTAAAGGCGGCTTACCTTATACAGGTGGGTCGCTTTTTCTATTTAACAAATATTCATTCAACAACTCCTCGCTACGTGTTTTTAGCACAGGATTAAAATATCTTCGTTTACCTTCATATCCTCGTTGGATAATAAGGTAATCCGTAAATGTTCCTTCTGTTCCCATTTTCTCCACCTTGATTTTATTATCATGCATGTATTTTTTAGCTTTAGATAAATCCCTTTGGATGGTACGTATGACACTTTCAACGTGGTTAAGGTATGGCTGTTTGATCTTGAATTGGCTGCTCTCTATGACTTTAAGATCTCGATTAAGAATGATAATAAGCATAGGAAGATAGATTGCATTTTCTATAATAGCTTCATCATAATCAATTGTTAGCATAAGATCTCCTCATTCCACTTATTCATTTTCCCAATAACGATATTTTTTAGGCGTGAACTTTTTCTTGGCTAATCTTTTTGAGAAGAAATAAGTAAGATGCAATGAAGAAATGATAGCTTCTTGTGTTTCTACATCTAAACTTTGAAAATCAGCAGATTGCTTCTCACGTGACATTTCTTGGTCAAATTCCTTTTGGACCTCTCTGATATCTTTTGCTGTTAACTCTGGTAAAAAGCCATCGGGTACGTTCATAAATTTCATTAATATCATTCTCCTTGAAACTAAGTAGGATGTATTCATTGTATCAGAACTAATGTTTGTATTCAACTTGAAAGGGAATGAATGTTCCTATATAATTGATGGCATAAATAGAAGGTAATCAGGGGGCGTTTAAAACGAGAAACTTATCATGGAGACAAAAAGAGATTATTTTAGCTATTAAAGAATATGTGGAGGATAACGGTTATCCACCTTCATACCGAGAGTTAACTAACTTGGTAGGCCTAAAATCAGTATCTACGCTCGCTGGGCATTTGGATAGGTTAAAAGCTAAAGGATATGTTTCTTTTATGCCTGGTTTACCAAGGACCCTATCCCTAAATAAAGAAATCAATGTAGAATAAACAAAACCCCGTCATTAATTTGGCGGGGCTTTTTCTCTTTTATATAGTTCCCCAATATCTACCTCTAATAAATCTGCTAATTTATATGCTTTATCCATAGTTGGGTATGTTTTACCTACACTCCAATTAGAGAGCGTATTTGCGCTAACGCCCAAAACACTTTGAATGTATTCCCTCCTGTATTTGGATGTTCTTAACAAACTTCCTATTTGGCTTTTTAACATCGAATCACCTCTATTATTAATTTTCCACAAATAATCACTAATTCCTTTCACAATTATTTGTGATAAAAAGAAGCAATGGCCCATATAAATTAATTAAGACGTCACCAGACGCTACTTGACGTCATTATTAGTTTAGGAGGGTTACAGATGTATAGACCGACAGTACGATATGCAGACGTCTATAAAAGTTATATAGATGATTTATTCCAATCCACCCATTTAGATCGTAACCAAATAATAAGAGCTGCACTTTTTACTGCTGCACATTCTTCTGTTTTTTCAAACCTAATGAATGAAAACAAACGCCCTGACGTCCTTCTCCCCTCCCCACAATGGCAGTTAGATCAACCGGAATTATGGATGGAGAGTAACCCAACAATAAAAGAGGAGAGGAGAGACGTCAGTGATGTTGACGGTAAACGAACAGGAGAAATTAAAAGCATTAATGACTTTGATCGGAGATACGCCACAAGAAGCGATAAAAAACAAAAAGAGGAAGAATCAGATAGACGTCAGCGAAAGAGCTCGGGACGAATTAGGGAGATTCGAAAAGGAGGAGGAATTAGAATCAAGATCGGTTAGGGAAATAAAATTGGTTAAGGTTAAGGGGAGTTACGGAACTTATTTAGTCCAGGACAAAGTAACCTGGAAGGATCGGCTTTTTATAGTTGGTATCCTATTTATTATTTTCGTGTTCTCAAAATTTTTTTAAATTATATGGTCACATATTTGGTAACGTATCTAGTCAAACGACTTGAAATAAATTGGAAAAGTATTTATGCAGAATGTGGTGAAATTCATATATATCAATGATTTGGAAAGAATTAATAATGTTTGAAATGCTCTTAGTGGGTTTCCTAAACCGTGCGTCACAGGTTCGATTCCTGTCGGGGCCGTCAAACGTATTACACCGCTAGTTTACAAGCCGTTGAGGCTTTTCGCTAGGCTAGGCGGAGGCTCGCGGTCTACACGCAGAATAGCTGGCAAACAAGAGCGCCTCTTTCGTTATCTCTTATTTCAAGATTTAACGGATGGGGCGTTTTTTGTTGCGTAAAGGTAAGCGGATTGTATGGTGAAGGTCTAAGTCAAAGCAAGCATCCGAATAAATTAACAGCCGGCCGCAATCAAATGAGGGAATCTAGTCGCATGATGCTGCCTAGCATATAGAAACATCTTAAAATGGTAGAATGACCTTGAAAAAGAAAGGAACCCCTTTAAGGGAAGATCTCGGCCAAACGATTCAGTGGACAATGGCAAACAACCAAAGTGTAAAAGTTACAGTTTGATTAGACTGGTTCTTTGAGGATGTAAAGGGGTAAATCCACAGCTTATAAGAATCTGTATAAAGTTGGATGAAGTTGATGTTGATTATATTTCATTTTGATGTAATTGCAGGTGTGGAATTTCTTAATTAAATTGTTCTTTGTAAGACTTTTTCGTTTGAAATTTTACAATACAATGATATAACTCATAAAAAAGTTTGATACAATAATGTTGGTAGGCCGATATATGTCAATTCAAAAAACGGGTTTTGTGGGGTGGAATAATGAATGCTTTTTATTCAGCATTAAATTATGTAAATAGAATGATTTACGAGCCAAATAACTTAACTGTAAAGTCGATTCAAGAGGAAAAACAAAACTCTAAGTATAGTGCTGGTACATTTCGATTATCTTCAAGAACAGTTCGTTTCAGAGTTGCAAATATAACCCCCACCAAAGTAGGACAGTTTGTTGCTTTTTGGGAAAAACAGATGATGGTAAGTTTGGACAATTTATTTTTCCAAAAGAAGTTCTTTTCAAACAGGATATTCTTAGGTCCAGTTCAACAAAGGGGAAAATGGCAATAAGAGTTTATTCTAGCTGGGATAAACCGACTAGTAAGCAAGCTATGAAAACTCAAAAATGGCAGTTGCCCTATTTTGTTGATATGAGTAATCCGAGTAATTTATCCATAGATAAAATAATGAAATTGTATTCGTTTTAATCCTCTGTAAACGGGCGCTATAGCAGTATAACCTTATACCAGAAAAGGATGGATGTTTAAAATGAATAAAATTTATTGGATGTTATTACCCTTTGCGGTAATTATAGGTTTAATTTTTATATTTATTTTTCCGGAAAATGGTGTCATCTATGCTTTTATAACGGTAATTGTTTTTTGGATTGTTTATTACACTTGGACTTATATTACTAAAAAGGATGATCAGAAATAA